CAAATCACAGGAAATAAACTTTCTGAAAATAACTTTCCTTACACCCTGGAAAGCAAAGGCTGGAAACAGATACAAATGGAAGGATTGAGAAAAGGATATGAATCACGTAGTATGCGTTAAGTGGGGGATCAAATATCCTTCGCAATATGCCAACGTACTGAACAGCATGGTCAAACGACACACCACTGTGCCGTACCAGTTCCACTGTCTTACAGATGATCCCGCAGGATTGGATCCAGAAATAAATGTTATTAAACTACCAAATGATCCATGGGTAAAATCATGGTGGAGCAAACTATGGATGTTTGCACCGGAGATGCCACTGAAGGGCAACATGTTATTTTTTGATCTTGACGTTGTGATATTTGACAACATAGATCCCTTGTTCACTAACACAGGTAAGTTCAACATAATCAGAGATTTCAACAGGTGCAGGATTAAAGATTGGAAACTTTCGAACTCCAGTTGCATGAGATGGCAGGCAGGCACAATGGATTACCTATGGAACGAGTTCAAGGTTAGATCGTCTGAAATCATGCAACAGAATCATGGAGACCAGGACTGGATAACCAAGAGGGCCAAGGACGACATCACATGGTTCCCAGACGAATGGATTCGAAGTTACAAGTGGGAACTGATAGGACTCAAGGATAACAAACTGCTGACCACAAAGGATGGCAAGAAATATTTCAGAGAACCTGTGAAATTAAAACCTGGTAATCGTGTGGCAGTGTTCCATGGCTCACCAAACCCCATGGAGTGTGCAGATCAATGGGTGATAGGTAATTGGAAATAATGACATCATACGGCAAAGTAAAAATTAAAAGAATTAAACCAGGCCTCGATGAGGTGCCAGAAGATTGCGGATACATGCAACAGTTCGAGTACAACGTGGACATGAATTCGAATGGCGTAATGGGCGACTGCATAGAATGGTGCCAAGAAAACTGTGAAGGCAAATGGGGTTGGTGGTTCGAACCAGCAGGCGAAATAGAGAATCCCAGTAATCATTGGGAGCACCAGAACGCATACATGAGCTTTGAAAGGAAACGAGATGCTACTAAATTTTGGTTTGAAGTTGGTGTACAAAACATGGGAAATAATGAAGGAGCCTATGTAAAATGACGATAATTAACAGTATGAAACCATTTGAAATAACTGACAGTGCAAAAGCACAAATAGAGAGACTGCTTGAAAAGAATCAAGGCAAGTATGCAGTAAGCCTAGCAGTGCTGGGTGGTGGTTGTGCAGGATTCAAGTATGATTGGGGATTCGCAGACACAAGAGAAAGTGTAGCAGAAGGTGATCACGTTGAGGACTGGAAAACCGGACGGTTCGTCGTGGACGAGACTTCATTGTTGTACGTCATGGGAACAAAAATTGATTGGGTGGAGGAGACCTTTGGATCGCAGTTCGAAATATCAAATCCCAACAGTTCAAGTTCGTGTGGTTGTGGAGAATCGTTTGGCGTATAATGGATACCGCTTTCATAATAGGCAACGGTGAATCAAGAAATATTTTCCCAATAGATAACTTAAAAGGCCAAGGAACAATATACGGATGTAACGCCATATACAGGGATCATCCGATGCTGTGTGATCACATTGTCGCAGTCAACCCTCCCATGTACGAAGAACTTGCCAAGTGGCACAACAACGGCAAGGAGTCTCCACGCATACACGGTCTAGATGACATCAGCAAATGGAACTACATCTGTGACGGTGACCATGAACACGACATACCACAAGGACTTAAGATTTACAGGATATGGCGTGGCGGTGACATCAAGAAAGGTGGCAAGATAAAGACCAATGATTTCTCAATGGCGAAGGGTTCTGGTTGCAGTGCTGTGCTATTGGCCGCGGAGTCAGGCATAAAGAACATCGTGATAATGGCATTCGACATAATGGGTGCTCAACAGTGGGAGATGGACACACCAAGCAGGATACAGAACAACATATACAAAGATTCAATCAACTACCCAGGTCGTGAAAGCATGAAAGCCTATTTGAAGTACGAATGGATGTTCCAACTGAGGCAAACGTTTAAAAAGTTTCCAAACACCAACTTCTATTTTATAAACAGGAAGGAATACCTCGAAGGCAATCCGTTCATACGTTGGTACTTCGATAGGCCAAATATAAAGTGTGGCATCTACGCTGACCTACAGAGATGGATCACCGGTGGACGTGATGACATCAAGTGGAAACAGTTATAAGGTCTTGGTACTGCTGGCGTCCAACTGATAAACCCGACGCATCTTGACGCCAACACTTTGAGCGAATTTCTTGGAATCACATTTATTGCATACGTGTTTGTAGTCATTTGAGGCACGATTTGGATCTACCTTGCTCTTGGGCCTCATGAATCTCTCCGAACAGGCATCGCATTTGAACACATAGATCAGGTTCTTCCTGTGGTAGTTGTGCATGATACCCAGTTTGCTTTCCCTCTTGTACAACTTCATCGTCTTTAGGGTTTCTATGAACATATTACTATTTAATAAATACGAATAACACATTATGGCAAGATTAACGATAGACACAGGAACAGTAGGAAATCCAGCAACAGGCGATACCTTACGTACTGCTATGACCAAGGTCAACAGCAATTTCGCTGAGTTGGCCGGTGACCTACAGATGTCAGGCAACACCCTATTGAGTGCAGACACGAACGGAAACATAATACTGGATCCAAACGGCACAGGACAGGTACAGATAGAAGCAGACAGACTTGTGATCAAGAACACGAAAACTGCTACTGCTGTAGGAAACACAGGTGACGTAGCAGGATCTATATCTTGGGATACAACGAATTTATATGTATGCACTGGAAACTATGATGGTTCAACAGTGATATGGAAAAAGATCACACTGGCGAGTATCTAACATGGCCCAGGAAGTAATCAGCATCGGTGCACAGGCTAATGATGGCACAGGAGACGCAATCCGAGGTGCAGGAATCAAGATCAACAACAACTTCACGGAGTTGTATACCACAAGTTCGGCATCGTCACAAATCCATTTCATAGGCAACAACATCAGTTCAACTCTATCTAACTCGGACATAGCATTGTCGGGCAACGGTACAGGCGTAGTCAAGATTTCGGATCTAACAATAGACAATTCGATCATGATGTCAGACAATGAGATAAGGACCAACACCTCAAACGCAGACCTAGTGCTGACTGCATCAGGAACAGGTAAAATACAGACTTCTGTAGCAGACATCAATGGAGGTTCGATGGACGGAACAGTGATAGGGGCATCTACACCAGCGGCGGCCACGTTTTCCACACTGAGTTACAACAACTCCGCACTGGTTATTGACGGAGTCACTGTGAATGACAACACAATGTCAGCGAATGCATCAAACAGCAATCTTGAGTTTAGTGCAAATGGTTCTGGAAACGTTTTATTGAACAGTATTAAATTCCCCAACAGCGATGGGTCAGCAGGACAGGTATTGCAAACAAATGCATCTGGGGTACTTTCATTTGTTACTTCACCGGTGCTCTTCGATAACACACTTATAGGTGACGGCACAGCAACCCTAACAGGTAATTCGGCCACACAGACCATAGATTCATTCAGCACATCCACATATAGGAGTGCCAAGTACCACCTACAAATCACAGACTCAACGGCTAACAGATTTACGCTGATAGAAGTTAATGTCACACACAACGGTTCAATAGCATATGTCAGCTCTTTTGGAGCGGCAACAAACGGTCAGGGCGACGGATCAACAATATATGACTCTTTGGATCTTTCAGCAGACATTTCAGGCGGCAACGTTAGGTTGCGAGGAACAGTAAATAACACTAACAGTCAAGTTATAAAATTCATGAGGAGAAGTATAAAGGTATAGTATGGCAAGAATAAGTTTAAATGTAGGATCAAACGCTAACGACGGAACAGGTGATACTTTACGTAGTGCTATGCAGAGTGTGAACACCATGTTCACAGAGTTGTACGAGTCACCGTTGTTCTCAGGCAACATCACAGTAAATGGTAACAACATATCAGCCAATCGTAGCAATGATGATCTAGTATTAGCACCTAGTGGCACGGGATCTGTAACCGCACCCAAGTTAGTTGTTGATGAAAACATTTCCATAGTAGACAACGAGATCACAACAACACAGTCAAACTCAGACTTGGTGCTATCAGCGTCAGGCACGGGCAGTGTGTTGATAGCCAACGCAGACATCAATGGAGGTGCCATAGACGGAACAGTGATAGGTGCCAATACGGCGGTGGCGGGAACATTCACTACCTTGACTGTGAACAATTCTTTCGTTGCTGACGGAGTAACGATAGCGGACAACACCATATCAACCAATGCGTCAAATGCCAATCTAGAACTTTCAGGGAATGGCACAGGCACAGTTTCAATCAGTGGATTAAAGTTTCCAACTACAGACGGATCTTCAAATCAACTTTTGAAAACAGACGGATCAGGAAACTTAGGTTTCGCAACTGCTGGTGCAACACTCAATCACTCAGACATCAATGACAACACCACAACAGTCGCCTCATCGGCAACAACACAGATCGATCTATTCAGTTCAACCTCTTACAGGAGTGCAAAATACTTCATATCAATATCAGACGCCGCTAACGGAAGATTCGAAATAGTGGAAGCGAACTTGATACATGGCCCGAGTGCGGACAGTACCATAGAAGCATACCTGACTGTGTTTGGTTCTACCACTTCTTATACTGCTCCATTATGTACATTCACAGCAGACATAGACGACGGCAATGTGAGACTGCTGGCAACAAACATAACAAGCGACAGCACAGTATTCAAATTCCAAAGAACATTGATAGACCTGTAATAATTACATTAGGTTTATAGAATTACTAATAAATACCAGTAACAAAAAGGATTAATATAACATGGCTAGACAAGGTATCAACATCGGATCAAGTGCAAATGACGGCACGGGTGACCCGTTAAGAACAGCATTTGACAAGATAAACGACAACTTCGTAGAACTTTACGGTACTGACAATGACATCAACACACTTGATGCAAACTTAGACGTAAACACTTTCGCAATTACCACAGGTGTCACTAATGGCGACATAACTGTTACACCAAACGGCACAGGAAGCATCAAACTAGGTGCAGTAAAATTTAAAGGAACATCAATCAGTTCAGATGATTCAACAATAATCAACATCAACGAAGGATTAGTTGTAAGTGGTACAGCATCAGTGAGTGGTGCATTAAGCTCTTCGACATCTTTGGCTCTAGCCACAGGTGCAACAGTTACAGGCATAGACAACGGTGCATTGGGATCAAGTGCGACACTGTTGGCCACACAGGGTGCGATTAAAACTTATGTTGACGCTCAAGTGACAGCACAAGACTTAGATTTCACAGCAGATGATTCAACAACACTTTCAATTGACTTAGATTCAGAAAGCCTACAGTTCTCTGGTGGTACTGGTATCACAACAGCAGGTACAGGTAACACTGTGACTTTCGCAATAGACGGAACAGTGGCAACTCTTGCAGGTTCACAGACTTTGACAAACAAAGTTTTAACCAACCCAACAATAAATGCGGCGACCATGACTGGAGTAGTTGCAATCGATGGTGTGACAATAGATGACAACTCTATTAAAGCCAACGCTTCAAACTCAGATCTAGAATTAGACGGCAGTGGCTCTGGACAAACGAAAATACTGGCAAACGCAACAGTGGTAGGAACTCTTAACACAGCGGACATCGCCACAACTGGGACACAAACAATTATAGGACAATTAGATGTAGATGGCGTCAGGACCAAAGACAACAAGATCACAACAAACGCCACAAACGCCAACCTCGAACTTTCGGCCAATGGAAGTGGTGTGGTAGACATCCAGAATGCAATGACTACAGTTGGACAAACTGTAACAGGTAACATCAGCGTCACTGGACAAGCAGATGTTGATAACATCAGGATAAACGGAAACACTATTAGTTCGACAAGCAGTAACGGTGGTATAACAATAAGTCCAAATGGAACAGGTTCAATCGTATTGAACGCAGGAACTATTTCTGCAAACGATGGAATACTAGGTATCAGTACAGCACTTGTCAACAACACACTATTCCTGTCAAGGGGAGCAAAGATTACAGCCAACTCAACTAACGATGACGTTGTCTTAGAATCCAACGGTACTGGATCAGTGGTATTAGATCAAGTTTCTATCACTGACAACAAGATTTCTACCCATGTGTCCAATGCTAACTTAGAATTGAACACAGACGGTACAGGTACAATTGAGTTGCAAACAGCAACAAATGTAACCGGTAACTTGTCAGTGTCAGGTGCATTCATTGGTAGCAGACAAACTATCAGTGGTGCGGGTGCAATCAACCTAACAACATTGTACACTGAGATCACAACAACTAGTGGAGATGCATACACACTAGCAAATGGTGTAATAGG